CTGGTCTCGTCGAACACCACGGCACCGATGCCGTGCTCGGCCAGGAGGGCGGCAAGCCGGCCCACCACGCCAATCTGGCCCAGGATCTTGTTGTAACCGACCACTGAGAATGAAAAAACCGGGAGAAGCCGAAAGTAAGTGGGATCTCGTGGGACAAACTCAAGGCTGATAAGGCTTAGAGGGGGATCGGGAGGTTTTAGGCGCGGGCGGCGCCAAAATGAAAGTTCATGGACGGTCTTCGGGGGCGTTGCGCCAAAAATGAAAACCCAGGGCGGGTGGTCGGCAATGCAGTTTGGGGTTTAACTCGGCGTTTAAACCCCATTTTGAAGCGGCCCAGGTTAAAAAAAATCGTGTCCCAGCCAGACTACCTTGCCGATGATGCTCAATGACTCCAGCTCGTTGGGGAGCACGGAAAGCGTCTCATACCCTGCCTTGTTATCGCTGATGATATTTACCCCACCATCGACCCGCTTCTGCAGCCGCTTGGCATAGAGCTCATCCCCCAGGCGCAGCACGAACAGGCCACCGTCCTGGATCTGGTTGCGGCTCAAATCCACCAGGATGGAATCGCCGGAATGGATAGTTGGCTCCATGCTATCGCCCTTGGCAAAGACGACGGCCATGTTCTCCGGGTTCAGCTGACGGAACTTAAGCCACTTGCGGCGAAAGGCCAGCTTGCGTTTAACCTCATGCTGGTCATTGAACGAACCGTGGCCAGCACTGACAGCAATGTGGTACCCGTCAATCAGTGCGTACTCTTCATCGAAATCAGCCCATCGAGAATCAACAGACGCTTTCTCCTCTGGCTTATCAGTGCTGTACACCGCGACAGACTCTTGCAGTGCCTGCCACTCTCCATTGGCTGTCTCGCCCGAGAGTAGCCAGACCAGATCAATCCCTCTTGCTCGCGCTATCGCGAGAGCATCATCAGCCCTAGGAATTCGACCTTTTAAAAAGGCTCTTACTGCGCCCTCTGAGAGCCCGATCTCTTCTGCGAATGAACGGACGCTTTGGGTTCCTATGACCTCAGTTAAACGCTCAGGGAAGGATCCGATCCCACGCCTAAGAAACGGATCTGTGTTTCCGATCTGGTCCTCGCTTTCCGATTTCATATTTTCCCTTTTAGTTCAGTCACTTAGCTTTCTTAATTGTGATGCGTCCCTTTGTGCGAATTGGAAGCGTACATTTATCAATGTCGTTGATTGACGTGCGCACGAAACGGATCAATAATCACGATTGTTCGCAGTGCGTATAAAAGTGAAGTGTACGCAATGCGAATAACCGACGGATATTAACACGGAATGAACCGATGGAAATACGAAGCGCGAAACACATACACGGACATCTGGTAGCCAAAGGCTCTAGTTGTCGTGCGTGGGCTATTGAGCGTGGCTACAACCCACGGACAGTCCAGCTCTATGTTCAAATGTACGCGCCTGATACGGGGCGCTCGCCCCGGCCTCGTTCCCTTGCCGAGGAAATCATGAATGCACTGTATGAGTTCATAGGTTATGAGCAAGCGCAGAAGTCAGGTGAGGAGCGAGACGATGAGTGAATGGCTCACTTCCATCAAACTGGCCGGCTTGCCTGGCCTGCCGGCGACTGACCGCGCAATTCGGATCCGGGCGAACAAGGAGCAATGGAAATCTCGGCCAAGAGCCGTAGGTAAAGGCAGTGAGTACCACATCAGCTCATTACCCGCAGAAACCCGGCGCTACCTGGCAGAGCAGGCTGTTGCCCTGCAGGGACAAACGGTGACCGATCATGCGGCCGGCGGCAAGGCGATGGCCAAGCTGCTTGCTAGTGAAGTGCCAGTGAAGCCGGATGCGGGCCGCAAATTGCTGACCCTGGGCGCTGCCGCCCGCAAGAAGGTCGATGCCCGGCTGTTGATCCTGCAGGCCGCCGATCTCTTCCTGGCTCCTTATCAAGCCTGTCAGCAAGGAGAGGTGGGGCGTCGCACCTTTATCGAGGCATACCGCACCCGAGCCCTGCAACTGCCAGCAAGTGTCTATGAGCAACAGAAGCCGTTCAGCCTGATCACCCTGCGGCGCTGGCAAGGCACCCTGGCCGATGCCGGCCCGGCGGCACTGGCAGGCAACTACCAGCGGGAGCGGCCATCCAGCGTCGAGCAAAGCCCGGATCTGGCCCGGTTCCTCACGGCATTGATCACCGCCAAACCGCACTTGGCCAACAAGTGGGGGGCGCTGCATGAGTTGGCGACCCAGTACAGCGAGATGAACCAGCTTGGCTGGCAGATCCCCAGTCAGTCCTCCTTGCGCCGCTGGCTGGTTAAGTGGCTGAGCGACAACAAGGTGGCCTTTACCTATGCCACCAACCCCGACGCTTACAACAACAAGTACCGCACCGCCATCGAAGAGATGTACCCCTGGATGGGCCAGCCCAACGACGTCTGGGAGTTCGACAGCACTCCTGTCGATGCCATGTTGGTGGAAGGCCGCCACAGCATTATCGCGGTGATCGATGTGTTCACCCGTCGGGTGCGGTTGCTGGTGGCCAAGACCTCATCGAGCGAGGGGATCTGCCTGCTGTTGCGCAAGACCCTGCTGACCTGGGGCACCCTCAACGACAACGGGGTGATGCGTACCGACAACGGCTCCGATTACGTGAGCCAGCGGGTCATGTCCATCTGCACCCTGCTCGGCATGAACGTAAGCCGATCCAACGCCTATTCGGGATGGGAGAAGCCGCATATCGAGCGCTTCTTCCGCACTCTTTCCCACGGTCTGATCGAGTTGCTGCCCGCCTATATCGGGCACTGCGTGGCCGATCGCCAAGTGATCGAGGCTCGCAAGAGCTTTGCCCAGCGGCTGGAGGAGAAGCGCAAGCCGGATGCGGAAAAAGAGATCTACGAACTTGCCATGACAGCCGGCCAGTTACAGACCCTGCTCGATGACTGGCTCGATGCCCGTTATCACAACCGCAAACACAGTTCGCTCGGGATGACCCCCAACGAGAAGTACCAAAGCGCCCGCTATCAGCGCCGCGCCATCGTCGATGAGTCGGCGCTGGATCTGCTGCTCAACCATATCGGTGAGGCCACTGTCTCCAAGGGCTTCATCAAGGCCGGCGGCCTCAAGTACAGCGCCCCGGAGTTACTGGAGAACAGTTGGAAGAGCCAGCGGGTCAGCGTGTTCCTCGACCCGAGCGATGTGGGCCGGGCCATCTTGTATCGCACCGGCGACTGGAACGAGCGGATCGAGGCCGTGAACCTCGACCTGCTGGGGAACGGGGTGAGCCCGGATGCCTTCCGCGCCGCCAAGCGTGCCGATGCCAAGGCGCTGGCGAGTTTTCGCCGTGAGATGCGCAGCCTCGCCAAGACCTTTGGCATCGACGAGCTGCATCAGGATGTGGTGCGCCACTTCGTCGACCAGGCGCGTGATGTTGCCCAGTTCCAACGCAGTGATCTCGGGCTCGATAACCCGGCATTGGCGGCGCTCTCAGGCATTGCCGCACCCACTGAACCGGCCCAATTCAGCGCGGCAGAGCTGGCTGCGATAGAAGCCCGCCGCGAAGAGAAAGCAGCCCGTGCCCAGGCGACTGCCGGGCAGGAATCCAAGGCGCTCAAGACCGAGTACGAACAGGCCATGTATCTGGCCGAGAAGGAGTTGGATACCCCGCTCGGCGAGCGGGAGAAGGAGTGGCTGACCAAGTACCTCTACAGCCACAAGCTGATGGCGAAACGGATTCATCGCCATCTGGAAAACATCAGGGCCACTCGCAACACCCTAGCCAAAGGTTAACGAGCGGCCCTGTACATCTACTTCATAAGGACAAGAAGACTATGAAACACAAGATCGTCGAAGTCAAAAACATGATCAAGACCGAGCAGCTGCTCGACAACTTGCTCAACCGCTCCAGCATCGTGCCGGGCATCGGGTTGATCCACGGCCCTTCCGGCTTTGGCAAGACCACCGCCGTGGAGTGGTTGTTCAACCAGGACGAGGTGAACGGCATCTATGTGCGCTGCTACAAGGCCGACACCGTGACCAGCTTGCTGGAGCAGATCGCCAAAGAGATCGGCATTCCTCAGCGCCACAACCTGCGGGCCCAGGTCGATAGCATCGTCGAAGCGGTACGGGCCGAGGAGCTGGCCATCTTCGTGGACGAGGCGGATTACGTGGTCGGGAATGCCCGCATCATGGAGACCCTGCGCGATATCTATGACGCCACCGAACAGCCGCTGATCCTGGTGGGGATGGAGGAGATTGCCCGTC